GGTGCCGGCGGTGCGACGAGGCCCTGTGCGTCGTCGTATGTTCACGACAGGACGCTACCGAGGTCGTTTTCGAGGTCGCGGACGTCGTGCTCGTGCCACGAAGGGCCAACGAGCTGGTGCAGTTGTAAAAACTGAGACCGGGAGCTCTGTCTCAGATCCTGATTGCTGCTATGTTGGACATGTGACTTGTCCAGCAGATACTATGGCTCAAGCTTTGTTTATGGCCATGGTGAGGCGTATATTTGGTGCCGCAGGTTACCAAATTGGAGATTGGACCGAGAAAGCTCCTTTCACGGGATCTATTCATTTGGGATGGTATTCTAGTATTGACACAGCTACTGAGACTGTCACATCTATTACTTTTACTGGATTTTCGTCTTTGTATCAAACTATTGCAGATAGTTTGCTAATTGCATTTACTGGTGCTGTCGTTTCTGACAAAGTACCTATATTGCACGGTGTTGCAATTTATGAAACGGCTAACAATTTGAAGTTGGCGCATTTATCTCTTAATAATGCGTCTGTTATGTTTCGTTGTTATTCTGAGATGACAGTTCAGAATAGAACGCAAGCTGATGCGACAGGAACTGGCGCTGAAAGCGCGTTGAATGTTTCTAATAATCCTGTTTATGGTCGTTCATACCAAGGGTATGGAACGGCCTTTACACCGGCAGCATTTGGCGGTGGATCAGGTTATCTTCCATTTGTGGGAGATGAGCAGTATGGAGATTTTAAAAATACTGCTGTGCAATCACTTCCAGTGATTGGAAGAAAGCCACCGGCTGCTAACTTTTTTGCTGGATGTAGTATGACGAAACCAGCTTTGTTGCAGCCAGGTGAAATCAAAAAGAATGTATTGTTTGCGACTGTGTATTGCAAAGTATCACAGTTTTATGTTAAGTTTCGCCAAAACCTTGATAATGTTGGTGCCCAGCCTGTCAAGGTTGGAAAAATTCAAATGTTTGCATTTGAGAAGATGTTGAATACGCGTGATGCTGATGAACCTTCTGTTAATGTTGGCTACGAAGTTAACAACACTATTAGTTGTTCTCTTAGCTTTAAACACATAGGTCCCACTCCCAGACTTGTTATAGAATAAACCAGCACAACCCCAACAAAATTTCATGGGTTTTCGATGGCAGCTCTGCTGCCTGAGAAAACCCATGAAATTTTGTTGGGGTTGTGCGGCACTTAGGATTAAGTGGTTAGAGTAGTTAGTTAGGGCGCCGCAGGCTTTAGGGCGCCGCAGGCTTTAGAGCGCCGCAGGCTTTAGAGCGCCGCAGGCTTTAGAGCGCCGCAGGCTTAGGCTTTGGGTTAGGACGTTTTCAGAATAATATCACACATCAGTTAGAAAAAAAAGGAGCCGCCGTAAGGCGGTGACTCATTGTATTTAAAGAGGCGCATTGAAATGAGTAATATGAGTAATTCGCCTGAAGAGCGCGGCTTGATGCTCTTGGTTAGCCTCCGCGTACCAAGTCCTTGGGTCGAGGTTGGAAGTAATGAAGACTCGACGAGGACACCAGTTCGCGAAACCTCCTTTCACTGGCACCTGCATCGGATACCGGTCCAGCAACTTGAGGAGGTAGGATAACTTGAAATCTCCACCAGTGAAGTCATCAAAAAGCACGTCTTCTTGACCAGCGTACCCGTCGAACCAGGGGCCGCCAGGATGGACGTACGCCGTTGGCGCCTCGGTCCATGCTTTCTTCGTTTTTCCTGTTCCGGTGGCTCCCCAGTAGACTTGAATATCCATCGCCCAGGATCGAGGCGTTGAGCAAAGCGTGATGTAGGCGCTAAGACTGCGATGATAGCGGAGGGTAGTTCCGAAGTGTTCCTCAAAGCAGTCTCGGAGGGTCCCACCGCCCTTGATTCTGAGCCTGACGCTCTCCAGGTCAGTTCGCTGACCGCGTCCGCGAGGACATTCACCAACCTCGACAAAGTCTCCATCTTTCTTGCAGTAGTCCGCTGCTTGCTGCGGAGTACCTTTCGCCGGTTCAAGATGTACTCGATCACCAAGTAGTTCCTTGACTGCTCGTAGAGTTCGTCGCCGATTAAAAGAGACGAAACCCTGAAGGTGGGGAGTCCCTTGTTCGCCGACCTCTCGACCAAAGACTCCATAGACGACATCGGTAAGGAAGGCTGCGCGTACTCGTACTTCGTCGTCAGTCGTCGGGTTGTTCAGAGTAAAACACCAATGTTTGCTACCTGGCATTTTAAATTGTGACGTCGTCGTCGCCCGATCGCCTTTTTATAGTCGGGCGGCCGGCACTTCCGCGTCCCGGCGGCCCTGTTTGGTAGCTGCAGCTACCGGCGGCGGCCTCGTGCCGGCGACGTAGCCGCCGTACGGACACCGTGGTGCCGTTGGGGATCTGCGGACTTTGCCGGTGGGGATCTGCCGGCTCCGCGGATGGTCCGGGTATTCGCTAATATTATGCGGATACCGTGGATAATATATAATGTCCGTTAATTTTTTAACGGAGTGCCCAAAGTGCAGGCGTTAGTATTACCCTGCACTTTGGGCCGTGGGCCTCCCACCACGGCCCTTTCCGGACCACAAGCAGTATGTGGTCCCCCCCGGACTGTTGTTGTCAGTCAAGTCACCACGGTGGTAGAGTGGTGAGTCCGTAAATAAGTCCGTGAGATGTTCGATTCTTGCCGTCATAATCTTTTTTTAATTTTTTTAAAATGGTTTACACGCGCAAACGAGTGTTAACTGCTGCCCGACGTGTCGGAGGGCGTCTTTTGCAGTACGGGACGCGTCTAGCGGGTCGTTACGTCGCGAACCGCTTGATGAAGGCGGTGAGGCCGGCGAAGAAGCGCAAGCTGGTGCCGGCGGTGCGACGAGGCCCTGTGCGTCGTCGTATGTTCACGACAGGACGCTACCGAGGTCGTTTTCGAGGTCGCGGACGTCGTGCTCGTGCCACGAAGGGCCAACGAGCTGGTGCAGTTGTAAAAACTGAGACCGGGAGCTCTGTCTCAGATCCTGATTGCTGCTATGTTGGACATGTGACTTGTCCAGCAGATACTATGGCTCAAGCTTTGTTTATGGCCATGGTGAGGCGTATATTTGGTGCCGCAGGTTACCAAATTGGAGATTGGACCGAGAAAGCTCCTTTCACGGGATCTATTCATTTGGGATGGTATTCTAGTATTGACACAGCTACTGAGACTGTCACATCTATTACTTTTACTGGATTTTCGTCTTTGTATCAAA